GCTTCTGGTATCGCTCCGCAGCATAGCCTCCGTGGTCAGGGCATAGCCACTCAGAGACCTTGATCAGGCCGCAATAATAGGTGACGCGGATGCTGTCTGGCTTGCCCTCTTTGCGCCAGCGGGAATAGCCCACATCGTCAACGTCAACCCATTCGGCCTGTACCTGTGTGGAGATCATCGCGCCAGAATATGCCTTCGTTCCGTGGTTGAACTGCGGAGGCGGGAATTGATGGCCGCACTCGATGCACACTCTAACGGCGGCATGATTGACAGTCAAACATTCCGGGCATTTCTTAACCGGCGCTTGACCGTCCTCCGTGCGGCCTTTGATCTTCGGCTTGATCTTGTCGATGAACCCGTGGCGCATCACGTTGTCGCCGTAGTCCAGCACCAGGCAGTTCTCTTTCCCCGGCGCAATGCGTGTTCCGCGCCCGACAATCTGAATGTATAGGCCGGTGCTTTCGGTTGCCCTCACGATTGCCACAAGATCGACATGCGGGACATTGAAGCCCGTGGTCAAGACGTTGACATTGATCAGGCACTTGCTTCCGCCATTCCGGAACCGCTCGATCTTATCGGCGCGTTCGCTCATGCCATCGGCACCTGTCACGACATCTGCCTCGATGCCGTGCGTCTCGAACTCGGCACGGAGCAACTCGGCGTGATTGACACCGCAAGCGAAGACTAGCCACGCCTTGCGCTCCGCACCATAGCGCACGATTTCTGCAACCGTTTCTGTTACCAATTCCGGGTCTGATGCGGCCTTGGCTAGTTCGCTCTCGATATATTCCCCGCCGCGTTTGCCGACGTTCGAGAGGTCGATGGTCTTGACGCCGCTCTTGCTAATCACCGGGGCCAGGAATCCCTGCTCCATGAGATCGGCAACCGGGATATCGTATGCAATGCCGTCAAAGATCGCGTTGTCGCCTTCGTGCAGCCAGCCACTATCGAGCCGGTAGGGCGTGGCCGTAAGACCGACCACCTTCACACCGCGATTGCATACCCGAAGGTCGGAGAGGAACTTGTTGTAGCGTGTGCCGTCCGTCTTCGGGATCAGGTGCGCCTCGTCCACGATCACCAGATCAGGCGCTGGCACCATGTCATAAGCCTTCTTGTGGATCGACTGAATGCCCGCAAACGTGATCGGCTTCCGCAACACTTTCTTTTTGAGGCTTGCGCTATAGAAGCCGACATCTGCATCGGGATAGAGCGTCACCAATTCACTGGCGTTCTGCTCCAGCAACTCCTTGACATGCGTCAAGATCAGAACGCGCGTGCCGGGATAACCCATCGCATCCTTGATCAGGTGGGCAATGATGAGGCTCTTGCCAGAGCCGGTCGGAGCGACGATGATTGGATTGTCGCCCTTCTTGTCAGACCAATAATTGTATAGGCCATCAATGGCGGCGCGTTGATAGGGGCGAAGCTCAAGCATTGGATTTGCCATTATAAACCATCAAGAATGCCGCGGCAATTACAGTCATCCAAAGCTTGCCGACCAACTGGCCCGCGATAAAGTCCAGAGAGCCAAATGCCAACCACAGGAACACGGTCGAATCGACAACTGCGCCCACAATGCCGGATGCCAGAACGGCAAGGCTGAGATTGCGCTTGCGAAGCGGCGTGTACACAGACAGGTCCATCAGTTCCGCAATGGCAAAAGCCATGGCACTGGCGATGACAAGCGCAGGCGGGGCCACCAAGATTGACAGGATCACACCGCAGGCAATTGCGGCCAATGCCCAGCGTATACCAAGTAGCTGCTGTACCGCATCTCGCAGAACAAGAGCCGCACCAATCATCAAAACGCCAGACGGTGCCATCAAACCAAATCCGACCGGTATCAGACACGGCCCGTCAGGAACGCACACAGTACCAGCATTACCGATCAACCAATTAGCGGCGGGTATAGTGGCAAGATAAGCGATAAAAGCCAGAATCTTCATGCTATCAGTTCCATTTGTTGATGTGTTAAAGTCCATTTAGCAGGGCATTGCACGGCATCAATGACACGCGCCATTGCTTCTGGACACGAGTTTGTGTCCTTATAGTTTCGAGCCACATTCACACTGTCAACACTAGCAAAAGGCCATCTTTTACCAGCAACGGCCATGCCACGAAGCATGTGTACCCAAGGCAACGGGCCGCGCTGAGCCAGCGCATTAAAAGCTTCATCTGCTCGCCTGCGCCAAGTATCCGATCCAACCTGCCAATAAGAACCCGACGAGCCAAAGCAAACTCTTGGGAACTTCTGAGCAAAATCCAAAAGAACATCAATTGGTTCTGCAAGGTGCCAAACAGGGGCTCCAAATGCAGCAGAAAAAGGCCATTCACTAACAAGGTTGGCGTTTGCCTCAATATCTCCGTCAATCACATCAGGAATCACTGCCCAATGAGGGTGGCCTAATCGCGGCTCAAGCCATTTGTAAAATTCCGTCCAATTAACTTTTTTCCCTTTGGTGTGCAAACTGAATGCGCCATTGTCCCACATAACGGACTGGCCGATGCGAAGGCATGTATCAGCATCTGCCGGATGCGCGAATGAAACGCAAAACGACTTTCCTGCCATCTTCCAGAGTTGGTCGCGCGGCGTCAAAGGCGTTCCGTGATAGTGAATTGTCACTTGAACTCCCTGCCCTTATTCCGCACGATTTCGCCATCTTCGTTGATGTAATCGATCCAGTCTTCTCCAGTGTCATGCACCGGCAGCTTCACCAGTGCCGGATTGTATATGTGATCACCGCAGCCGCTCCGCTGGTCGATCTCATCGAGTGCCTTCTTATGCCTGGCGCATGACCAACCTTCGGCTTCTGCCGTCGAGAAAGCACAAGTGCGGCAGTTCAGTTCCGCTGCACCATCGCCGTGGCATATCGAATGATATGGGCAGAACTTGCACTCGAACCATGCCGGATCATTGCTGATTCCAAGCGGTGGCCGTTCAGTCGATATGATCTTTCTGGCCTTCTCAATAAGCGCCTCAGCAAAGGCATGATCGACCTTCAACCGCTCGGCATAAATCTCGTCGGTGTTCTTGTTGACTGAAATGAATAGGCACCGATCCAGCCCACTCAAGTGCATTCCGATCTGGCACTGTGCATAGTAGACCGGCTTCGCCTTCTCGACTCCGAGGTTGCACAGCACCTTAAAATACTTCTCGCTCATAGTCTTCACTTCGAGCGTGTGGACCTTGGTACTTTCCGGCAAGCCCTCGACCACTCCGTCCAGGCTCAAGGCGAAATGCCCGCCAACCGCCGTATATCGGAACTGCTGGCCTGTTGCCGGATCGCGATCCCAGACGGTGCAACCGGCGGCGCGCAGGTTCTGGATCACCCGCAGTTCCTCGCGTTCGCCAGTCTCGAAGAGGCGCAAGATGCGGCCTTCGTGCTTCTCGGTATAGGTCCACCGAAACTGATACCAGAGAGCACGGGCGCAAGTGTTGCCGATCTGCGATCCGCCAAGATGCGGCCTGTGTGCGTTGCGGCGGTTGTCTTCGTATCGCTGGTAGATCGCCTTTACGATTGGCGATGTCATGTCTAGTTTCATTCCTCTTCCCTCCCGGTGACGCTCTCGATCATCCTTCGATCATAGTGCATAAACATGCTAATTGCTTTTGCATTGATTCCTTCGTCGTGCATCCACTTGATGATCTTCATCCGCCTGATTGTAACTTCTTTCGTCATGTTCTCGTTTTGCTGGGCAATGACACGCTTGTAGAAGTCGCTCGTAGCCGTTTCGCTTGCGCCGAAGTTCTTGGCAATTTGATTCCAGAATCGCCTCTTGATCCGCAGCTTCTCAATCCGCCGAAAATCATCCATCGACCAATCGCGGCGAACCATTTGCGTCTTTGGCCGATCTTCTTCGCCATCCGTCCATGTGTAGCGTTTGAATTGCGGCATATAGTCAACGTCAACATCGTTCCAGACGATGCGGCCTTCGACATCAAAACTCCAGAAGTTGCCGTCCAGCTGCTGCTTCATAAAGCGTTCGATTGCATAGGTGTCGGTGGTCATGTGATCCTCCCTTGATAGTTGGGGCGACCCCATCTTTTAATGAAGCCGCCCCGCTTTGCCATTGCTTTAGCGATCATCTTTCCAATTGCTAACAAGAACATAAGTTCTTGCGTTGAGCCATTTCTCTATGTCTGATCGCCGCCAA